GCCGCCGCGAACCGATCCGGGGCATATTTGGTATGCCGGATGCGGATTTCCTGAAAATCCTGAATCCCCGTGAGCAGGCGGTTGTTACAGACACCGCGAAGGTAGAACCCTGCGATGCCCGCAGTCTTGCTGCCGACCTCCGAATTCCAGGCGTAAAATCCTTTGAAAACTAAATCAGGCTCGCCGTTGGGCAGGCGGCCCACTTCAATGGGGTTTCGGTCGTCAACCAAAAACACGAAGACGTCACGATCCGACGCGAAGAGGGAGGTGCTTTCCAGCGTCACGGGGGCCTCCGGGTCATAGGTCATGCGGTCCCCGGACCAGTTCAGCAGGCGGCCTGGGATTTTCCAGCGGCCACCGGACTCTTCGACTAGTCGCTGAATCGGTTCGAGCAATTCGAGATCCTGAATCCGCCCATAGTCGGGGCCAGTCATGGCGCGCAGGTGAGTGCCCGCAGGGCCAGCGTAGGCCTTAACCTGCTCGCGGCTGCGATTATGCCGCAGGCCCCACTGGATACAGTCCGCAGCCAGGGGCGCAGGCAAATCGCGAAGGTAGGCCGCAGGGGCGCCAGAAAGCTGGGCAAGCTGGCCCATGCTCCAGTGCGTGGGACGGCGAAGGCCTTCCCCGTTTCCATCCCGGTAGCTCACCATGACGCTGCCGTGGCGGGGGTTGTTTTCATCAATGTCCCCGATCACTTCGAGGTCATGGGTATCCACAATGCTGCTGCGCAGGCCTTGCGAATCGCGGCGCTTGAAATCGATCATTTCCTGCAGGGACAGGAAACGCTCGTCCATGGGGCGGGTATGCCACTCCGTGGCGATGCGAGAGGAGGTCTGGCCGGTTTGGGTTCCGGCGACGGTGAAAGGCGCGTGAAAGACGTTGCTCATAATGATCACTCCAAAGGTAAAGGTCGGGCCTCCCCGTGAGGCCCATGCGAATCATCCCACCATTTCGCATAGGGGCGCAACTGTTTTTCCAAAAATAAAAAAGGCGCCCGGAGGCGCCCTGGTCTAGCGATGGCGAGGCCTTCGCCTCACGGGACGGCGGCGGGCCTTTTCGACGGCCTCTTTCCCAAACAGCAGCGAGGCAAGCCAGTTAAGCAAAAACATTAGGCAGCGTCCTCCTGTGGCAGAGCGTCAAAAATAACCGGAGAGGTCTGCACCTTCTCGACCTCGATTACATAGTCCACGATAAACTCGCCGTTCTCGTCGGCCCAGCCGTTCTCGTCTTCAATCTGACAATAGTTCAGGCACCCGTCCTCGTCCTGCTCAAACTCAATGCCGGGAAAGTGCTCTGGCAGCTCGGCCTTAACGTCCTCGACGTTCTGCCACCATCCCACCTTGTAGCCACCATAACTCCAACCGTAATCGCCCTGGCCTTCCTCCTGACTCCAGCGATGCACCGTCATGTCCAGCACTCGCACAACATAACTGGTCTTTGTCATTTAACTTCTCCCATTAGGCCGCCCCGTGCGGCTCAGGTGGGACATTATGCGATTCTAAAGGACTGATCAACCCCCAAAGCTCTTCCCAATCGAACGGGTAGCTCCAGTAAAGGGCCGGCTCGACATGGAGCCCATTCATTCGGACGTCCAGCGCCTGGGCGCCGCGATAAAGGAAAAGCTCTGACGTTTCCCGGTTTTCATGAGTGTGCAGCCTACGGACTAGCAGCCAGACGCTCGCCCGCCGGTGAGCCGTCAGAAAAGCCACCTGATGCGGTCGCAGCTCGACGATGGCCGTGCCAGTGTGCTTCAGCTCAATCAAGTGGAAGTTCCCGGCCTCGTCACAAGCCATGACGTCCGGCACCCCGGGGGTCGCCCAGGTTTCAAGCCTCGTCAGACTGATCCCAGGCCTCGTCTTCTTCGTCCCATCCCTCAGATTCTTCCAAAGCTGCCTCTCCCTCACCTGCACCTTCTGAGGGCTCACCCTCGTATCCACCAGCGGGAGCGGCGAGTCTTCGGTCCGCTGCATCGTATGCCTCGCTGGCTTCTTCCGGGGCTTGCGGGGTGACGTCGATGATGTTTCCTTGGGCACGTTTGATTTCCTCCAGGGCTTTGAGAACGTCCTCTTTGCTCATGCTGTCGATGCTGCCGTGGCGCACTTCCGACTTGCTTATGTAGATATCGCCGTGCGCTTGCCCGCGCCGGTACTCCGCCTGCACAGCAGCAGAGTAAGCACCGTTTTCCAGGGCTCGATCACGGATGACTTGGAGGTCACGCAGGTGCCTTTCGTAGGTCACACCGAATTTGGCGTCCAATTCGCTCCTAAGCGCGTTTATGCGCGCCACCACGTTGGGGTGCTTCCTAGGGTCTGTAAGCTCGTAAGCGCGCTGCGGGGCACTCTCAGCAGCATATCCAGCGTTCTCGGCAGCTTCCCGCTTAGTAATCATCCCGTCCTTCAGCACAAGCTCCCGCACAAAAGCCTCCTGACGGGGGGTCAAAGGACTATCGACGGTCAATTTCTTACGTCCGCGGGTTTCTACCCGGGTAGAATTGCCACGCTTGTCTGCGATTTGTCTTGCCATGGGATAAGTCTCCATTTTATCGCGTGTAATAAAAACAATAGCTTACAGCAACTTATTAAGTGGTTACCTTTTAGATTTGGGTCAAGTAACCAAAAAAGTATCCCTCCGACCACTTCTAAGCCCTTGTTTTATATATAGAAAGAAAATACAGTTACACGGTTACACCGGTTACGGCCATTTGACGCAAAATTTATTTTTTTTCTTTTTCTGTCTATATAAAGAGAAAGGCTTTTTGAACCATGGGCCGTGATCCGTGGCTCCTGATGCGCGCCCCCTCCCCCAAACGCAAAGACCCCCGATCCGAAGACCGGGGGCCGTGGTCATTGAAGATCAACGGATTTCACGCCCTCTTCTCCAACAGTTGGCGTGCGATTGCGCGGTAGTTAACCTGCATCAAAAAATATAGCGCGCAGTCAAACGTAAATGGCCCGCCGCCGCCCAAGTCATCATCTGTAAGCAGATCAGATGCGTAATTTTCAAGCATTTCGGCAAGTTCTGAAATTTTAAAATCCTTGCTACCGGCGAAATCTGCGGGGTTGAAGTCGAGCACCAACGATCCAGCGCCTGAAAGCTCACGGCTCATAATTTCCGTAGCATATTTGCTGTATCTTGGTCTCGCTTTTTTGCTCAAATAGGTCATGGTCCCTCTCTTGGGCGACGTTAGCCGCCTATTAATTGGCAAAGACCCCCGCTCCAAAGAACGGGGGCCGTGTCTTACGCTGACTCTCGCTTGGCTTTGATTTCCAGAAGCGCAGTCTCAACCTCGGGCCACCAAGTACACATAATCTCATCGTCTAAGCGGTGCTCGGGGTAAGGGTTGTGGACGTACACGCGCCAGAAATTGTCATCGCGGCAGATGTCCAGCTTGACGCCCAGCTCAGCAGCCAGCTTGCGAGCCGCACGGCGGCTCTTGGCGTTTTCGTTGCGCTGCTTGCGCTTAATTTCCTCGCCTGCCTTGCGAGCAGCCTCAGCTTTAAGGCCGGTCACATCGCGGATCAGATCGTCAAATAGTCCCATTACGCGGCCACCTCCCAAGCTTCGCGGTTGTCCCAACCATCCTGAACGGCCTGTTGAAGCTCAGCCTCGAACTTCCGCTTGGTCCTCCAGTGGAGGGAGGAATACCCCCCATGCTTCATTGGAGGGAGTTTTGGAACGTCCACAGAGATGGAGTAGACCGGTGAAATTTTCACCGTCTCTTCCTTTCCCTGGGGAGTCCAATGGAGGAAGGGCCAAGAGAACTGGTCCATGGGCCCGCCGTCGAACCCGACGGGGTTGAACAGGCAAAGCGAGAGTCGATGGTCGTCACGGTGATCGCTGATGACGTCTCGACGGACCAGTTTTTGGAGAGCCTCTTCCGGCGTCTCTGCCCAAGCCCAGACAAAGCCGAGCCCGGAGTAGCAGGCGCCGGCAAACCATTGGAGCGTGTCCGAATCATGATTGCTCATGTCGTTTTCCTTTTGCAGCAGATTGTTAAAGAGCCCCGCTCGAGGCGGGTTGCGGCTGGTCCCCCCAGCCACTCTTATATTATCCCATGGATTGACTGAGAAAAGAAGCCCTTTCGACTTGCAAATCACGCCAACTAGACTTGCAAATCGCGCCAAACGGCCGTGAAACACGGGATGTTCCACGTGGAACGTGGTCGATTGTTCCACATGAAACATTTTCGATCGCCGCGTGTTAGACTCGCCGGCGCCGCGCCCCGGGGTGGTTCCTGCCCGTTGCCCTCCGGGTGCGTTGGCACCCTACTCGAAGTGAGTGGCTTTTTTGAGCAGGGCGTTGAGCGCGGCGTTGAGGTCCATTTCTGTTTCGATGTGGAAGACGTCGGACACTTGCCGCGTCCCTTCCTGAATCGTGAGCCGAAAGGCATGGGCTCCGTAGCCTGGGGCGTACACGACGTCGGCGCCGCAATAGCCGGCTGATCTTTTGAGCGTGTCGCCCATGCCTCCATACGAATTCATTCGGCGTCGTCCTCCTTGAATTTTTCAAAGCCTGTGTCCACCCCTGCCATGATTGTTTTCCGTGCGACTTCCTCCGACGGAGCCATCTCAAAGCAGAGGTGGGAAAAAATGCGGATGGCAGAAAACACCACCTCGTAGGGCGGGACGCCGGCGTATGCCGCCTCATCTATCCCTTCGAGAAGCTTACATTCAAAACCCTCAAGAGCCTCCCACTGATCCTCAAGCGCCTGATTTTCAATAACTTTTGCGTCTTTCATGAAATTCTCCTTGATAGAATTTTTCAAAGGGTTGCTTTTGTTTTTTCTATCCCCGCATTTCCAAAACGTCTTGGGGAGTCGTAGGGGACGTCCTGTTTCCATTTCACGCGCTCTTCCATCTGGTTCTGGTACGGCTC